ACAGGTCAATTGAGCGATGTTGGTGTGGTGGTGGGTTGATAACGTTTTACAGTAGAAATGAGCGCGTTTGTATTTCTGAAAAGTGCGGCAGAAAGTACGATTTGCATGATGGCGTAGAAATAAAACACCAAAGGTAATTATGAAGATTGAGCAATTAGCGACAGGCGATTTAATACCGTATGTAAACAACTCACGGACACATGACGATAAACAGGTTGGACAGATAGCGGCAAGCATAAAAGAGTTTGGTTTTACTAACCCGATATTAATCGACAATGAGAACGGCATTATTGCTGGTCATGGCAGATTACAGGGAGCGCAGAAGTTAGGAATTGAGCAAGTGCCGTGTATTAGGTTGGGCGACTTAACTGAAGCGCAGAAAAAGGCTTATGTTATCGCTGACAATAAACTGGCGTTAAATGCTGGCTGGGATATGGATTTGTTAGCGGTTGAGATTGAGGGATTGCAAGCCTTAGATTTTGATATTGATTTGCTTGGGTTTGATGCTGATGAATTAGATGCGCTGTTTCCTTTGGAAGTTGAGGGATTGACTGATGAAGATGCTGTGCCAGAAGTGCCAGAAGAACCGACCACCAAGCTGGGCGACATATACCAACTTGGCAATCATCGGTTGATGTGTGGAGATAGCACCAGCATTGATGCGGTTGAGTTGCTGATGGGTGGTGTTAAGGCTGACATGGTATTCACCGACCCACCTTATGGCATCAATGAGAAAGGTGACAGAAGAAACAGGAATGGGAAAAATTCGTTAAGGAAAGGAGTTAAGTATGAGGACTTCAAAGATGACAGCATACAATACGCTATTGATGCGTTTAATATTTGTGATGGGATGAGCATACCTAGACAAGTGTGGTGGGGTGCTAATTATTACTGTCACTCTCTACCTCAATCGAACAACTGGTTTATTTGGGATAAGAGGGTGGAAGATAAGCAAAAAGATTTGAATTCCGACTGCGAAATGGCATGGGTTAAATCCGAGTATAATTCTGTGCGAATATTCCGACACTTATGGAAGGGATTAATGAAAGACTCAGAGCGTGGGCAAGCAAGAATTCATCCCACACAGAAACCTATTGCACTAGCTGTGTGGGCGTTCGATTATTTCAAGGATGTGGGTTCTGTGCTTGACCTATTCGGTGGTTCTGGCTCAACCCTCATTGCTTGTGAAAAGACCAACCGCAACGCTTACCTGATGGAACTAGACCCGAAGTATTGCGATGTGATTGTTAAGCGGTGGGAAGATTTCACTGGTAAGAAAGCTGAATTGTTGTCGTAACTTTACACATTATAAAAGATGGAAAAAAAGAAAAAAGGACAGGGTATAGCATACATACCAGACGAAGATTCAAGGCGTAGGATAGCCATGATGGTAGCTTGCGGCATACCAACAACAAGCATTGCGAGAATAGAGGGTATTTGCAGAAAAACACTTATCAAATATTACAGACATGAATTAGACAACGGTGTTGATATTGCAAATATGAATGTCGGGCAGACACTTTATAAAATGGCAGTATCAGGCAAAGTACCAGCCGCAACATTCTTCTGGCTAAAGACCAGAGCGAAGTGGAAAGAAAATCATGATGCTGATGTGATTGATTTACCTAAAATGGATATAAAGGTAGTTCGTGATTCTGAGTAAAGCGCAGTCAAAGATATTTGATAGTGATGACCGCTTTAGGGTGGTTGTGGCTGGTAGACGGTTCGGCAAAACAACGCTGTCGCTTGTGGAGTTATTGCGCGTGGCTTTAGACCGCAAGACTAAAGTTTACTATGTTGCGCCAACCTACAAATCAGCAAAGGAAATCGCATGGCAAATGCTGAACGATTCCATTCCAAGCGGTTACATTTCTAAGAAACACGAAACCGAATTGAAGATGACTCTTAGGAACGGTTCAACCATTGCGCTAAAAGGGGCAGATAATTACGACAGTTTGCGTGGCGTTGGCTTAGATTTTATTGTGCTTGATGAGTTTGCTGATATGCACCCTGACGCATGGTTTCATGTCTTGCGTCCAACATTATCTGATACTGGCGGCAGAGCATTATTTATTGGCTCACCCAAGGGAAGAAACCACTTCTATGATTTATGGACAAGGGGCATTGACGGTGCTGATGGTTGGGATTCGTTCCAGTACACCACGCTTGATGGCGGTTATGTTCCGCCCGAAGAAATTGAATCGGCTAAATCCGATTTAGACTCGCGAACATTCCAGCAAGAGTATGAGGCGCAGTTTGTGAATTATGAGGGCATCATCTATTACAACTTCAACCGCAAAGAATCCGTTAAGCAAACCCATAAAACCAAGCAATATCACATCGGCATTGATATGAACATTAACCCGATGAGCGCAGTGGTTCTGGGTATTGATGGCACAACGATGAGCGTGTTGGATGAGGTGGTTATCTTTGGCAGTAATACGGCTGAGTTGATGGATGAATTACACCAGCGCGGATATACAACAGACAAGGCAACGCTTTACCCAGACCCAGCTTGTCGGCAACGGAAAACCAGTGCTGGCGGCAAGACTGATTTGAGTATTATGGAAAACGCTGGCTACAGGGTAAGGGTGCGGAATAAGCACACGGCTGTTAGGGATAGAATCAACGCAGTTAACTCACGGTTATTAAACGGCAAGGGCGAGCGGCACTTGTTCGTTGACCCGAAATGCAACACGGTTATCAGGTGCTTAGAAAGGCACATTTATAAAGAGGGAACTTCACAACCAGAAAAGGATTCTGGGTTTGACCACATGAACGATGCTTTAGGCTATGCGGTGGATTTTTTACATCCAATAAAGAAATCCTATGATGAACAACCAATGACACGATGGACTTAAATTATGGCTATTACTGAAAAGAACGATATTTATAACGGCAACGCAAGTTTGTGGGAATTTCACTTGCGAAGTTTCTTAGGCGGCAAGGATTACCAAGACGGTGATTATTTAATTAAATACACACTTGAGGATAATGATGAATATAACAAGCGGATAGATTTAACGCCCATCGACAACCATTGCAGAAATGTCGTGCAGATATTCTCTAGTTTTGTCTGGCGCGTACCACCAAAACGCGACTTGGGTAATTTAGGCGATGACCCAGCCGTTAACGCTTTCCTTGCTGATGCTGATTTAGACGGGCGCGAACTGAATGAGTTTATGCGTGATGCACAAATCTGGGCAAGCGTTTATGGGCATTGCTGGTTGTTGGTTGATAAGCCGCCATCCAATGCTAAAACTAGGGCAGAGGAATTAGACCAAGATATTCGACCTTACATCCAGTTAATTACGCCAGAGAATGTGTTTGATTGGCGTTATGAACGGGCTGAGTCTGGACGATATGTTTTAACCTATCTGAAAGTCAGGGAATGGGTTGAGGGGGATGAGCAATTCTTTCGGGTATGGACTAACGATAAGATTGAGGGGTGGAGTGTTATTGGTGACGAGGAAAAGAAAGTCATCGACATTGATAACCCACTGGGCATGATTCCAGCGGTGTGTTTATACGCACAACGCTCACCTATTCGCGGCACAGGTATTTCGGACATTGGCGACATTGCTTTAAAGCAGAAAAGCATCTACAACAAGCTATCTGAAATTGAGCAGTTAATTCGTATTACTAACCACCCGTCACTGGTTAAAACACAGGGAACAGATGCAACGGCTGGGGCTGGCGCAATCATTCAGATGGATGACGACCTTGATGCTGGTTTGAAGCCGTATTTGTTACAACCCTCTGGAACTAACCTAGACGCAATTAGAGCGTGTATAACGGACGAAGTTGAAGCTATTAACAGAATGGCGCACATGGGTGCAGTTAGAGCAACTGAAGCGCAGACAAAGAGCGGTGTGGCATTACAAACCGAGTTTCAGCTGTTAAATGCAAGGCTATCTGAGAAAGCGTCATTATTAGCGTTAGCTGAAGAACAAATCTGGGATATTTTCGCGAAATGGCAAGGTATTGAAAACCAAGTGCTGGCGGTTTATAACAATGACTTTGATTTACATGATTTAGGTGCTGAACTGGATTTCTTGCAACGCGCCAAAGCATCAGGGATTAAATCAACGGCATTTGTTCACGGTGTTGATGAGGGCATTGCGAAACTGGTTCTTAAAGATACGGAACTTGATGAAGCATTAAGCCAAATCAAAGCAAATACCATTGTAGTCGGTGAGTTTACTGATGGCATCGAATAGACACGCACGAACACTGGAAAAACTGGCTGACCAATACGAGCGGCTTTTAAACGAGTCGCTTGTTAAGTTTGAAAAGTCTATTGTCACTAAGTTAGCCAGTGCGCCAACATCAGCAGACAAGTTATTTGATTTGCAGTTTGCTTTGGGTATGCGCCAATCATTGCGTGAAGCAGTTGAAAAGGAAGTGCTGACCGATGTGCATAAAGCGATTGCGAACTTTGACGGTGCTGAGAAATCGTTGATTGAAATGTATGGCGCATCTGGCATTGATGAAGCCTTGCTGACGGTTGACCGCTCCATTGTCAGGCAACTTAAAAAGCTGACATTCCAAGGCTTTGAGGATGTGGCTGAAACCTTTATTGATTCCATTAGTAGGGAAATATACCAGAACACACTAACAGCGAAACCATTGGCTGATTCAATTAGGTCGGTTCAACAGCAAATCAACGGCGTGTATATTCAGACCAATGATGCTGAAGCGCAAGAGTTGGTTGAGTTCATTGCTGAGAATAAGTTTGACCCAGCAATGGAAAGTGCTATTGATTCAGCAGTTGAACAGCTGCATACCAAGTATGCGCGCGACAGGGTTGGCAACAATCTCAGGCGTTATGCAACGCAACAACTACACGATGGATTAATGCAGTATTCAGCGTCAATTAATATGAAGATGGCTAACCAATTGGGTGCTGAACAATTTGAGTATTTTGGAACGGTTGTTGAGGATACGCGCCAATGGTGTAAAGACCATATCGGGCGTGTTATGACAGAACAAGAAATCAGGGATGAATGGGCAAATAATAGTTGGGCAGGGAAATCATCTAGCGACCCATTTATTGCGCGTGGCGGTTATAACTGTCGCCATCATTTCAGAGCGGTATTTGACGAAGATGCTGTTGATGAGGTGGTTGAAGATAAGCCTATTCAACAACCTGTCCAAGAGGTTACTTTTGGTTATCCTAAAGGCAAGTTCGATAATCATGTAAAAACCCTACGACCTGACGCAAAAATGGTGATTAATAAACTGGCAAAACCCGAATCTATTGTGCGTGGGAAAGGTGTTTATAGACCCTATTTAAAAGAATTATCATCGTCAACTAAGGACAGAACCTTTAGGCATGAATACGGTCATTTTATCGACCACCAATTAGGCACATACAAACCACACGCGCCAACTGGAAAATTATTTACATCGTCAGAGCGGTTATATGATGCCAGTAAAAAGGATGCAAAGAGATTAGGGTTTTCGTATGGGTTAGATGATGACGCGACACCTGACGAGCGGAGGACTGCCGCTAAAAGGGAGCATGACCATTTGGGGGATTTGCGTAATGATTGGGCAACTAAAGAGGATGTTTTTTATACGAGGGGTCGTAGAAAGGGCAGAAAGAAAGGCGCAACATATGTGCCAAAAGAGGAATATTTAAAAGGTATGTCAGACATTGTTGATAGCCTAACAAAAGGTTCTTTTCAGACTGATTTCTTCATGGTTGGGCATGGGAAATCATATTACGGCTACAATTTTATGACTAAAAAATATAGTAATTATTCAGAAAGTCAGTTGACTGAAAACTTTGCAAATATGTTTGAGATATGGTCAAGCGGTAATGAAAAGGGGTGGAGTCACGCAAAACAAATGTTCCCTAATATGACTAAAGAATTTGAGGTAATAATGAGCGAGGTGCAAGATGGATGATTTGATTAAAGAACATCTTGAAAAGTTTGGTGTTGAGCCGAATATTATTGGTATGTTCTGGGATGACCCTGAAGCTGTAATTGATGGCATAGCTGATGCTATAGACGAGGGCAAACCTTACGATGAATATGCCAAGTTATCTGAGGATGACCAGAAAGAATATGATAAAGGTAAATTATTTTTCTAATTAAGGAAACACAATGGCAGAAGAAAAAGAGCAAGAGGTAATTGAAGAACCAATAGCACCAGAGTTCACACAAGAACAGGTGGATAAAATGGTTTCCGATAGATTGGCGCGTGAGCGTAAGAAATACGACAAGAAATATGCTGGCGTTGATTTAGACGCATACAAAGGCTGGCAAGATGAGCAAGAAAAGGCAGAGGTTGACCGCCAGAAAGAGCGTGGTGATTTTGAAGCTATATTGAAAAACACGGTGGGCAAGAAAGATGATGAAATTAGCCAGTTGAAAAACAGGTTAACAGAGATAGAAGTTGATGGTTCATTGTTACGCACAGCGAGTAATTTAAACGCCGTATCACCTGACCAAGTAGCTTCATTGTTGCGGAGTCAAGTTAGGCTTGGGGATGACGGTAATGTGGAAGTCATTGACAAACAAGGGGTTTTGCTGTATGGTGACACAGGAGAAATGAAAAAAGTTACTGACTTAGTTAGTGATTTTTTAACAACGAACCCACATTTTGTTAAGGCATCTTTATCGGGTGCTGGCAGTGTAGGTAAAGTTGGCGGTGGAACGCAGACACCTAAACCTGTGGCTGAAATGAATCATGACGAATATCGTGAGTTCAGAAAGTCTATAGGGAGAGGTGTTCGGTAAACCCAAATTGCCATCCCTAGTTAAATTATTTTATTTATTTAGGGAAAACTAAATGGCATCTTCAACTACAACCACGCTCGATGATTTATTTTCAAATATCATCGCTGAAGCGACATTCACCGCACAAGAACAATCTCTTGTTCGGAATCTAGTTACAAATTACAGTCTTGCTGGTGATTCTGGCAAGACAATCCAAGTACCCATATATCCAGCAGTATCGGCGGCGGCGTTGACTGAGGGTTCAGATATGTCCTCAACTGCGGTATCAACAAGCAATGTATCTATTACTGTTGCAGAAGTTGGTGTGCAAGCAGTATTGACCGATTTAGCGGCTCAATCATCAGCGCGTGATGTTGCTGGAGATTTAGGTCGTGTGCTGGGCGAGGGTATCGCTAAGAAGATGGACGAAGATTTAATTGCTTTGTTCGATGGTTTTAGCACTTCATTCGGCGCAACCACAACTGAGCTAACTGCGGCTGATATATTCAAAGCGGCGGCAACCTTACGCGCTAATAACGCAATCGGTTCACCAGTTGCTGTGATTCATCCATACCAAGCCTACAACCTCAAAGCTAACTTAACCAACACATTCGCTAACCCTAATGGCGGCGATGCTCAGAATGCGGCAATGCGTTCTGGATATGTTGGCACACTAGCTGGCGTTGATATTTATGAATCAGCAAATATAACCATTGATGGTTCTGGTGATTCTAAAGGCGCAATGTTTGTACCAGCCGCATTAGGGTTAGCACTCAAATGGGATATTAAAATTGAGCCACAACGCGATGCAAGTATTCGTGGTTGGGAACTGAACGCAACTGCCGCTTATGGTGTTGGCGAACTTCAAGACTCAATGGGTTGTGAACTCTACTTTGACGCTGGTCTATAACCATTATGGCAATGTCACAAGATAGTGACCTTACGGCACTTCAACCTGACATTTTATCGCTTGGCATCTCTGCGTTCACATCGGAACACGCAAAGGGTCAAGCTGATATTGAGCGCGAGTTGCGGAACACTTGGTGGGCGAAAACTGGTAGAACTGGCGAATTAAATTCTAGCAAACTAACCGAGTCTCAGTTCACTAGGTGTTCAGCTTTTATTGTGTTGTGGAAATATGCTTTGCCTAAGTTATCCACTTGGGGCGATGGCGACAGATTTATGGAAATGATTAAATTCTATCGGTCACGGTTTGACGAGGAATTTGAGCAAATCCTAAAAGATGGCGTTGAGTATGATGCAGATGGTGACGGCTCAGTGGCTAACGCTGAAAAGGTTGCAGTGCATCACGGCAGATTATCACGATGATTGCTTTGAAAATAGATAAAAGCCAGCTTGATAGGAAGTTGGCGGCTATCGTTAGAGAGCAACCAGCGAAAGTTGGTAAGGCGTTAGGCAGAACGGCAACACTAGGCATTAATATTTTGCTTGACCGTCTAAAGGTAGGGGAGGGTTTAAAGGGTGCTTTTAAGCCTTATTCTGAAAGTTATGCGTGGGATAGGCAAAACATAAAACCTATAGCACAAGTAGCTTTTGTGGATTTAAACCGTACTGGAAAAATGTGGAGTAGTTTAACGATTACGAAACTAACGCGCAGTAAGGCAGTTATCTCAGCAACAGGCGCACTCGATAAAAAGAAAATCGCTAATACCGACAAACAACGCAGATGGTTTGGTTTTAAGCCAGATGAGGAAAAGCGTTTGGTTCGATTCTTTGGGAAACAGTTATGAGTATTCGTGAATCTATTGCCGCGAATCTGGTAGCTACTTTGTCAGGGATGACCACCCCAATTACGCTGAAAAAGGTGGAGCGCAATCCTTTTGATTTCGAGAAATTGAGCAACGCACAGTTTCCAGCGTGTTGGATTCAGAGCGGCGAAGAAACGCGCGAAGATTCCACCATAAATGAATCATCTTCTAAACGTGCGGCAGTGGTTAATTATCGGGTGATTGGCTTTGTTAAAAGTGCAGCGATAGACACAGCACGAAATGAGTTAATTGAGGGTATTGAAGAAGTGCTTGATACCGATAGAACGCGCGGTGGTTATGCGTTAGATACACAAGTCACAGAAGTCGGAACAGACGAGGGTGCTATTGACCCTGTGGGCGGCATTATTATGAATGTCCGTATTGAATACAATTATGTTAGGGGAACAACCTAATGAAAATGAGAATTGGCAAAGGCGGCACTGTCATCAATGTTGAAGATAGGGCGGTTGAGCGAATGAAGTCGATGGGTTGGCAAGAAATCAAACCATCAAAACCTAAATCTAAGGCTAAAAAGGTGAAACAAGATGGCAACTCATAAAGGCTCTGAGGGCGTAGTTCAAGTTGGCGCAAATACTATTGCGGAACTTAAAAGCTATAGCATCGAAGAAACAGCAAACACTATTGATACCACAACGCTGGGTGATTCGTCAGAAACCCATGTTACTGGATTAATGAAATGGTCAGGTTCAGCAGATTGTTTTTGGGATGAAACGGACACAAATGGACAGGTGGCTTTAGCCAATGGCGCATCTGTGACGATAAACTTTTATCCAGAGGGAGCAACTACTGGCGACAGATATGCGACAGGCACAGCAACAGTTGTGGGCGCAAGTGTTAACGCCGCAACTGATGGCATCGTGGAAACATCATTTAGCTTTACTGGTAATGGCGACCTCACTTGGGGTGATGCTAGTTAATGTCTGATATTTTAGATGCGGCTAAAACCCAGTTCCGCGACAGGCTTTCATCAGGCTTGTCGCAACTGGTTGTTCCAGAATGGGAAGTCAAAGGAAAGCCGATAGTAATATATTACAAGCCATCAATGACCATGAAAGAACAGGGTGAAGTTCTTAAATTGGCTAACACGAACAAACAAGCGGAATCTGTTGTGATGACGTTAATTATTCGCGCCTTAGATGCTGATGGAAACAGAATGTTTAGAAAAGCAGATATGACAGAAATCATGAATCAGACTGACCCAGATGTTATCAGTCAGATTGTTGTTGGAATGGGTGGTGATGAATTAGATTTGGATGACGCAGTAAAAAACTAAAAAGTGACCATGACTTAAGGTTCTGTTTGCATCTGGCAGAACATCTCCATAAGTCATTAGAGGAAATCATGGCACTTAGTACAGATGAAATTATGTTGTGGGTGGCGCATTTGGAGTTGAAACGCGATGGCAAGTAACGATGTTAAAATAACAATAACCGCCCAAGACAGAACTAAACGAGCATTTGCATCTGTTAATCGTGGACTCGCCGGGGTAACTAGAGCGGCATTTTCTGCTAAGACTGCTCTGGCTGGCGTGGGTTCGGGTTTCGCTATCAAAGGCATAGTCAATGCCGCATCCGAGGTTGAGCAATTAAAGATAAGAATGAAGTTTCTTACTGGCTCTGTCGAAGATGGTGCAAGGGCGTTTCAAATCATGGACGGTTACGCATCACAAGTGCCTTTCACTTTGCAAGATATACAAAAAGCCACACCAGCATTATTAGCAGTTGCTGGTGATGTTGAGCAATTAAATGGGTTGTTGTCGGTTACTGGCGACATTTCTGTTGCATCAGGCATCTCATTTCAAGACACCGCATTACAATTACAACGTTCATTATCGTCTGGCATAGCATCTGCTGAAATATTTAGGGAGCGAGCCGTTCGCTCAATGCTTGGATTTCAAGAGGGTGTTGAATACAACGCCAAGCAAACACGCCAGCACATTCATGATGCTTTTAACGGCAGTGCATTAGATATTAAAGGCGCAACGAAAGCAATGGCGGCAACCTATGCTGGCAACGTGTCAATGATGGAAGATGCTTGGTTTAAGTTTAAACTGGCTTTAGCAGAAACAGGTGTATTTGAGTCTATCGGGAAAGCCATTATTTGGATTACAGGCAAGTTTAAATTGTTTGCGGCGATGGTGAAAGACCCAAGACTCCACGAAATGTTGGGGGTTATACCAGAAGTTTTTGATAAAGCTAGAGATATGGTTTTTCAAATGGGCATAGGAATGTTGGAATTTTTTGTGAGTGTTGCAAAAGGTTTTGCATGGCTTGACAAATCAGCAACAGATTTTCTACAGTCTATTAATAACAACCTTGCTAAATTAAATCCAACCATACAGTCATTTGTGCCTATTACTGAAGATTGGTTATCGGATGCTAAAGCTGGCGTGATTTCTTTTACCACACCTCTCAACGCTGGACTTGATGATGCGATTGGTAAGACAAAAGAATTAAATAATATTGGGTTTAAATCTAACTTTGATATAACCAAACCAAAAATAAAACCAATAGTAAACCTCACATCATTTGATGCTCAGATGGATGCAATGTCTGAAAAGTTAACGGACATTGACACGCAAGCGGTGGGTTTTGTTGATAGATTCTCAACAGGTTTAAGCACTCAACTGACACAGGCTTTAATTACAGGGCAAGCATCGTTCAGAGATTTCGCATTGTCTATTATTAGCGATTTAACCTCTATGATAATTAAGGCGATGTTATTTAGGTCAATTAAGTCAGCATTGAAAGGAACTACATTAGGCGGCTTAATTAATGGTGCGTCTGGCGGTGCAGTCACAAGTGTTGAGCATAAAGCATCTGGTGGTAGTTTAAATAAAGGAAAACCTTTTATTGTTGGTGAACAGGGCAGAGAAATATTTGTACCAAAATCAGACGGACATTTAGTTCCAAACCATCAAATCGGTGGCGGTAATTTAAATGTGACATTCAACCTAAACGCCATCGATACCCAGACAGGTACAGGTTTCTTGATGGAAAACAAACAAGCCATTATAGGCATGGTTGACCAAGCATATCGCAGACAGGGCAGACAGGGAGTAATGGCATAATGGCATTTCCAACGACACCCAAGCCACGAAGTGTTCAAGTAACATCGTTATCACCTAATCTGGTGAGTGAAGCGCACAGCATGAAGCGGCAAGTTCGCAGTCTTGGGGTGCAGAAATGGGTCTTGCAAGCATCCTACCCACCAATGACCAGAACAGAGTTTGCGCCATTATGGGCGTTTGTAATTGCTCAAAAAGGTAGGTATTCAACTTTCAGTTATACGCCAGAAAAAATATCAACTACAACAGGCACAGCAACAGGAACATTAACCGTATCAAGTGCGGCAAGTGCTGGCGCATCAACTATTTCAGCATCAGGGTTAACAGGCACATTGAAAGCTGGTGATTTCATCAAGTTCTCAGGGCATAGCAAAGTTTATATGTTGACGGCTGATGCGACAACCAGCCTGGCCATCGAGCCACCATTGATTTCAGCCGTTGCTACGACAGACACGGTTACTTATAACAATGTGCCTTTTACTTGTGCGCTATCTGGCGACAGTCAGGGAACAGGGCTGGATATAAACGAAATGCACTCGTTTTCATTATCTCTGGTTGAGGTTATCTAGTGGACAGGGGAGCGGATAGCACCACATTAGCTGAGATTAACGCAGACCAATGTGCGCCAGTTCATTTGTTGGAAATACATTGGGATGAGGAAGTTTCTTATTTAAGTGACTTCAACAGAACGATAACTTATAACAGCAACAACTATGTTGGGTTAGGGCATATGCTAGGGTTTAGCGATGTTGAGGAAACATCAGCACTGGTTACTGGCACATTGAGTTTTTCATTATCGGGCGTTGATAAAACTTATCTGTCATTCTTTTTAAGCCGCAATTACATTGATAGGGAAGTTAGGTTGTATAAAACTTTTCTGGATTCAGCGTTGTCATTAATTGGTACTCCGATATTAATCTTTTCTGGAAGAATCCATAAGCCTGTTATCCAAGAGAATCCCAGCGATGGCACTTGTACATTAGCGATTGAGTCGGCTAGTCATTGGGTTGATTTTGAAAGACGGTCAGGGCGGCACACTAATTTCTTAGAGCAACAAGTTTATTTTCCCGATGACAAGGGTTTTGAGTTCGCATCAGAAGTGATGAAAGATATTAAGTGGGGTGCTGATTAATGCCAGACCATGATTTTTTTCAAGACGACGTAGATACATTTGATGTCATTTCTGGCACAGCACCAAGTTCTGCACTAACTTTCTCAAGTGCCGCTTCTCTTTTAGCTACAGGCTTTAATGCTGTCCTTGACAACTCATTCTTCCAAGGTTTAGCACTTACTGGTTTATTGGTTGGTGTGGGTCGTGTTCTTGATTCATCAATTGGAATGTCGAGCAACGCTGTACAGTTAGATGGTTTTAGGTCGCCCAATGTAGGTAAGTCAGTATTAGTCAACAAGGCATCATCATCAGAACAATTATATGTTGTTTATGGTGAAAGGCGTGTTGGTGGTGTTAGGGTATTTGTTAATGCTGACGGCGAGCATCTTGATGTTGTGTTGGCTATGGCAGATGGTGAAGTCGATAGCGTTGTGAATATTTATTTCAATGATGACTTATCGACAGATTCACAATTCACCAGCGAAATTGCGGAAACCACCGTTCATTTAGGTGCTGATGACCAGAGTGCTGATTCAGTGTTGGTTAGTCGTGTTGCAGATTGGACAGCAGAGCATAAACTATCTGGCGTTGTTTATATCTATGCAAGATTAAAATTTGACCAAGATGTGTGGCATGGTGGTATTCCAACAATAACTGCTGATATAAAAGGCACTAAAGTATTTGACCCAAGAGATTCATCAACTGCCTGGTCAGATAATCCAGCATTATGCATTCGTGATTATTTAACTAATGACCGATATGGGCGTGGTATTCCATCCGCTCAAATAGATGACACAGCGATTATTTCAGCCGCTAATTTTTGCGATGAAATGATAGAGAAAGGTGGGTCAAGTCAGAAACGATATACTTGTAATGGCGTTGTTAATGTTGACGATGAGTCAATGACAACGGTGCGTAAATTATTGAGTAGTTGTCGGGGAATGTTAATCTTCTCTGCTGGTAAATATAAACTGGTTATTGATAAAGTCGAAACGCCATCGTTTACATTCGATGAAGATAATATTATTGGCTCATGGACTATTTCGATGGGCAGTAAAACGTCTATGTTTAATCGTTGCAAAGCCAAGATATTCAACAAAGACCGCTCATGGCAAGATGATTTCATTACTATTGATTCACCAGCATTAAGAGAGTTGGACAACGACTTAATGTTGCAACGTGAGATTCAACTGCCATTCACATCTGATGAAGTAACAGCACGACAAATAACCACTATTAATCTCAACCAATCACGCCAACAGTTAGCGGTTGAATTTAATGCAACCATAAAAGGCATGAGGGCAGAGGTTGGCGATGTTGTCTATATCACTCACTCAACACCAGCGTGGACTAACAAGGCATTTCGGGTCATGGAAATATCCATGATGGGAACATCGGACGTTAAGATTACAGCAGTTGAATACGATGCAACAACGTATGATTTCGGCACAATCTCAACAGTAGATGCAACGCCAAATACTAATTTGCCAGATATGACTATTGTGGCGTCGCCTGTTGCTCCATTGGTTTCTGAGTCTATATACCAAACGCTTGACGGTTCGGCAGTTAAAGCTAAAGCAAGCATTTCATGGACTGCAAGCACAGCAAACTTTATATCTCATTATGTTTTAGAGTACAAAGAATCTAGCGAAACAGATTATTTAGTCGTAACAACCACACAAGGGTTAACAGCAGAAATACTTGATATTGCGCCAGCTATTTATGACTTTAGATTAAAAGTGGTTAACACTGCTGGTGTATCTTCTGAGTTTTCAAGCACTCATCAAGAGATATTCGCATTATCGGTAAAACCATCGGCGTTGACTAACTTTCAAGCGCAGTCTGCTTCATCATTAACGATTTTAACTTGGGATGAGTCGCCCGATATTGATGTTCGTGTTGGCGGCAAGATTGAGATTCGACATTCAAGCCTGTTGTCAGGTGCGACATGGGCAGAGTCGGTTAGTGTTAATGGCGGTATAATTATATCGGGAAACGCCACAAACGTTGCATTGCCATTATTGGCAGGCACATATATTGCCAGAGCATTTGACTCAAGTGGACTTCAATCAGATATATCAACCGTAACAACTGAAGCGGCAACGCTACAAGCATTTTCAACTGTTGGTTTATTGCAAGCGCACCCAAACTTTAACGGCACACACGATGACACTGTAATGGTTGATTCTAAATTGCGGCTACAGGGGCAAGTAGATATTGACTCATGGACTGACGTTGATTCTTTGGAGTTGTTTGATTTAGGTCAGGGTGGTGTAGATACTGGCGGCACTTATTATTTTTCATCGGGCATTGATGCTGGCACAGTTAAGACGCAACAACTGACACGGACAATATCAAGCATTGTTGCACAACCGCTAGACAAGTTTGACGACAGAACTGCTCTCATCAACACATGGCTTGATTTTGATGGAACTGAAGATGGTGCTGGTGATTGTAAAGTGTTTGTCAGGCATACGGACGATGACCCAAGCGCATCACCAACATGGTCGGTATGGAAGCCATTAACTGTCACAACCTACACCGCTCGTGGATTTCAATTCAAAGCTGACCTATCAGTTAGCGACCCTATTTATAATATAAATGTTTCAGAGTTATCTGTAACAGCACAGGAGTTAAGTTAAATGGCTACACATAATTATAGTATTGCTAATGCAGATGGCGCAACGGTTAGACAAGATATCAATAATGTATTAGATGCGATTGTGTCTAATAACAGCAATGCCACATCACCAACAACAACGCATGCTTATCAGTGGTGGTCAGACACTACAAGCGGCAAACTGAAAATCAGGAATGCGGCAAATAACGCATGGATTGAAGTTGGAACATTAGCTGACGCAAATCTTGGTTTGCAGAGTTATGACGTTGATACTGCTAAATTGGATGTTGTTCAGTCATTCACGGCAACTCAAACATTCAAAGGTATTACTGAAACTCAAGTTACTAATTCAACAACCACTTACACGGTTAATTTAAGCAACGGTACTATTTTCAACCTAACCAATACCGCACAAGTTGGGGTAACAATGCCGACAGCAGTAGCAGGTAAGTCTTTCACGATTATCGCAAAAACTGCTCCATCTTGGACAGGCACTATTCTCTGGTCGGGTGGTACAGAACCATCAGCGACTACAATTTCAATTTATTCATTCCTGAGTGACGGCTCAAGTTGGTACGGAATGGAATCTGGCAATGGGTTTGCATAATGCCATTTACTGCGGATAGAGCAAGGCAAGGGGCGGCTGGTAATGTTGCCGCACCGTATGACATAGATTATATTGTCGTATCAGGCGGAGGTGCTGGTGGCACTATAAGAGGTGGCGGCGGAGGTGCTGGTGGCTATAGCAATGTGACAGGAACAACGCTTACTCCGAGCACTTCATACACAGTAACTATTGGTGCTGGTGGTGCGGCAGTATCATCTTCTGGGGGGTATAGTGTTGGAAACAGTGGGAGTGCTTCTACATTTATCACCAGCACTATTGGCGGTGGTGGCGGTGGTCACTATGCCGCCAGTGGTATAGCTGGTGCTTCTGGTGGTTCTGGAGGTGGTGGTGGTGGTTCTGAGGGTGGTTCTGGAGGTGCTGGCGGTTCTGGAACTTCTGGTCAGGGCTATGCTGGGGGTGCTGGTAGTGACAATGGAGCATCATTCGCAAATCCAGCAGGCGGCGGAGGTGGTGCTAGTGAAGCAGGGCAAGATGCCAGTGGTGGGTCGATTGCTGGTGCAGGGGGTGATGGTTTATCAACTTCTTACACGGGAACTTCAATAACTTATGCTGGGGGTGGTGGAGGTTGTGTTTCTGGAAATGCCACAAGTGGTGCTGGTGGTGCTGGTGGTGGTGGTGCTGGGCATAACAATAGCGGCAATGGGGTTAGCGGAACAGGCAATACAGGTGGTGGAGGTGGTGGTTCAGACGTTACTTCTGGGGCTGGGGGGTCTGGCGTTGTGGTGCTAAGAATACCCACAGCCAGTTACTCAGGCACTACCACAGGGTCACCCACACTAACGACTAACGGATTATATAAAGTTCTCACCTTTACAGGTGACGGCTCATATACAGGATAACGATATGGCACATTACGCAAAACTAGACGCAACGCACAATGTCATCAATGTTCATGTTCTGAACAACGCTGTAATTACAGATGGTGAGGGGAACGAACAGGAACAACTTGGTGTTGATTTCCTGACACAACTACACGGTGGTGAGGGTTGGTACAAACAGACCTCGTACAACGGAAACTTTAGAAAGAACTACGCAGGGATTGGTTACACATACGATAAATCCAGAGATGCGTTCATGCCACCGAAACCGTATTCATCGTGGATACTGAACGAAGATACTTGTCGATGGGATGCACCGATAGCGATGCCGAATGATGACCAGAGGTATATATGGAACGAAGAAACGCAAGCGTGGACTTTACTAGGCGATTGACCCATTAGCCGACCAGCATCCATGATAACTAAATCTGACATAGCTATTAATTCAAGCGTAACTGCAACTGAGTCGGTTGGCGTTTGGTTATTAGCCGATGTGCTTTTACGACAGTTATCCGCAAGCCATGAAACATCAGTGTTAAGTGCTGAGTTATTGCTTTCTGATAATGTAGCCGATATTGAAATTGGCTCAACTGCGGCAACCATTTCTATTGCGGAAAGTTTATCAGCACAGGTATTAATTGATGATTCAATGGCGGCATCCATGACGGTTAAAGCGATTGATTCGGTTGATGCGTCTGTGGAAACTCAACCTAGTTTATCGGGTGATTTAGCATTAACTTTGTCATCGTCTGCAACGATAGTTCTGAGCGAGTATATATTTTCTGTTGATGCGTTTGTGGATACGGAATTGCTGTTGGACGATGATTATAAATTATTATTAGATGATGATTATAATTTGATTTTAGGCGATTATACGCCAGACTTTTTACAGGATATTGGACGATGAAAACGCTTTATATCGACAACGACACAACGGTTACTTTGAAGAATTTAAAGAACTCAGCGTTAGGCACTTATATCAACGATGGCACTGTGACGATGACTTTAAAAGATTCGTCTGGCACAACGGTTTCTGGCATGACATTCCCACTGACGATGAGTTATGTTGCATCAAGTAACGGTGATTATTTAACCACTTTGCAAGGTGCTTTATCGCTATCAGAAGATACGCAGTACGCTGGCGAAATAACGGTTGTTTCTGGCAGTTTAGACGCTAAATGGACTATTGATTTCATAGCTAAAAAAAGGAAATTCGATGCCTGATAGAAAGCTAAATGTTCTGACAGAACTAACAACCGCCAATGATGATATGCAATTTTTAGTGGATGATGATGGCGTGTCCAAACGTATTAAACATCTGAATTTCAGAGAATCCTCATCTTCTATCTTAACTAAAATTAAAACAGTTGATGGCACTGGTTCTGGTCTTGACGCTGACACGATTCAATCGGTTGCCCCAGAAAATCTTTCGCTGAATGGTGGTTATTTCTAAAGGAAAATTAAATGGCAAATACAATAAAGATTAAAAGAAGTACATCAACGGCAACCCCTACATCTTTATCAGAGGGGGAATTGGCTTATTCCGAAAGCAGTAGTAAGCTATTTATTGGCACAAGTGGGAGTAATATTGAAACCATTGGTGGTGAATTAGGCACATCAGTTCAAGCATACGATGCGAACATTGTTAGCGATGCCAGTTATGTATCAACTGATAACAATTTTACAACTACACTAAAAAGCAAACTGGACGGTGTGGCATCAAGTGCTAATAACTATGCTTTGCCAACAGCAACATCAAGCGTTTTAGGTGGCGTTAAAGTTGGCACAAACTTATCTATCGCAAGCGGTGTATTAAGTGCATCAGATACGACATACTCACTGCCGACCGCATCATCATCAACGCTGGGTGGCGTTAAAATCGGAAGTAATTTAAGCATTAGTGGCACTGGTGTTTTGAGTGCTACCGATACCGACACGACCTATTCAAATGCAACAACATCTGCGGCTGGCTTAATGTCAACTACAGACAAAAGTAAACTTGATGGGGTTGCGGCAAGTGCTAATAATTATTCTCTCACAACAGCATCATCATCAGTTCTGGGTGGCATAAAAGTAGGCACAAACTTATCTATTGCAAGTGGGGTTTTGAGCGCAACAGATACAAATACGACTTATTCAGACGCAACAACTTCTGCATCTGGTTTAATGAGTTCAACGGACAAGACGAATCATAATTCAGTTTATTCCTGGTACTCAACTATGACTACTGCTGATGGCGACAGCATCATCAATACAGTAAACGAGATAGTATCTGCGTTTGAAAGTCATGCAGAGGGATTAAACCTAATCACCGAACTGGATGCCAAGTTAACAGCTGCATCAACCATTGATGGTGGTTCTTTCTAGGGATAATTATGGCTAATACAATATTAGTTAAACGCTCAAGTACAGAAAGCGACTCACCCACAACATCTGAACTTTCTTCGGGTGAAATCGCAATGAATACTAATGATGGGCGGTTATTTATCAAGCAGACACAAGGTGCAACTAATACCATTTTAACTATCCAAGGCCAGGAGTTTATTTCATTAGCTAACGCAACTTTTGATGATGTTGGTGGGGGCAAATTAATTACAGGATTATCTGGCGCAACTATTGATGATATTGGTGCTTAAATGCTTGTAGAAATTGCCGCTTGCAATGCCGCTTTTGCAATCCTCAAAGAAAGCATTTCTATGGGGAAAGACATAGTTGACTGTGCAGAGCATTTAGGGATTTGGTCAGAGAAATCCAGAGATATAACAGCGCAAGCAAAGAACAAGAAAGGTGGGGGGAGCGAGTCAGATTTAGAATTATTTATGGCGGCTGAGAAAGTCAAAAACCAACGTGAAGAACTTGAATATATGATGCGCTCCACCAGAATGAATATGTGGCAGGAGTTCATAGCGTTCGAATCCTCTCAAGTCAAGGCACGCAGAAAATTACGAGAGAAAGAAGAACGTGAAAGAGTAAAACGCACCGAATTTTTAATGACTTGCTTTGCTTATTTTGTCGCATTTTTAATTCTTGCAGGGTCACTTTTTGGTGGATTGAAATTAATTATAGGGATGAAATAAATGCCAACACCAGAGCAATGTGCAGTCACAGACACGAAAATAACTGGCATAGACAGGGAGATTATAGCGATGAGATTGCGGCAAGACAGGCTCGATGAACGACTAGACGCTATCACATCATCAGTCAATGATTTAAAAACGATGGTGGCTCAAGTTCGTGCGTTTGTTGCGGCATTAGCTGTTTTGGCTATACTGCCGGATTCGATTTTAGATATTTTGAAGTGAGTGTATTTCGCCCATCAATATCCAATACTGTTAGCTTTTTTGGGTATCGCATACACTGCATTTTTACTGGGTTATGTGATGCACTTATTTTTGATTGAGATTTTCAGTTGAAAGAATGGTGGAGGTTTTTTATAGAAGTGGTTTTTTATATTGGACTCGCAATTTTAGGAAGTTCTATTGGTGTTTGGGTGCTACAAAATATTTTTGAGGTTTTCTACTATGGGTAAATTAAACAGAACACACATGACTGACGAGGAATTAACTAACGAGGGATTGGAAGAAGTTAAAGCCGATGAACTTGCTGAAGAAACTAGGCAAGTGCAAATGGAGGATGAGTTTTCAACGCAAGACTTAGCGGAAATGAATGATGAATAAAAACCGCGCTTTTGAGATGGCACAACTTTCAGAGCGCGCTTACTTGCCGCTAAAAGAGTTTCAGAAATTACACACTGACCGGCGGTTTAGTTTTCACTCTGTTTTTTATAATCAATTTTATACCGTCTGGACAGCGACAGAATTAATCTTTATTTTTCGCGGAACGGAAATAACCGATTTTTCAGACATTAAAGCCGATTTGAAGATGAGGTTAACACCAGTAACATCCGATAATGAAGCTGGCAAGGTGCATCGCGGCTTTAAGAAATCACTTGATATGGTTTGGGAATCGTTGATGGAAGATTACAATCGGTTGTGTGAGGGTCGGCACGTTATATTTACAGGTCATTCGCTGGGGGCGGCAATGGCAACTCTGGCTTTTAGTCGGTTTGATAGCTATGCAGAACTCTACACTTTCGGTTCACCAAGAGTTGGAAATTCTGATTATGCGGCGGTATTAAATTTCAAGCATGGGGAGCGAATTTTCAGATTTATTAATAATTCAGATATTGTTTGTAGGCATCCGATGGCATTCTGGAATTATAGACACGTTGGAATCGCTTTCTACTTTAACAGTGATGGCACTTGCGTTACAAATCCAAGTTTCTGGCATCGCTTAAAACAATTCGGGTCAGGAATGTTTGAGGGTTTCTTGGATAAAAAGATTGATTCACTTGCTGACCATTCGGTTAGCAATTATGTGAGATTGACAAAGGAGTTAGACAAATGACTTTACCACGATATTTTATCTGGTCGCTGATTATCATAATGATAATTCCATTGCTGACAGGTTGCTCAGTTGGCACAACTATCGCGCATGGTGCTGACTATGCCGTGAGTCGTTATTGCGATATTCCAAAAGGTGCGCGTTCTGCGGTTCGTAAAACTGTTGCCACAACTGTCGCGCCAAACTCAATCCAGATAATTTGCGCTAATGACTAAAAACAATACTATCGAGGAATACATCAAAGGCAACGAGGGTTTGCGGCTCATGCCTTATCAAGATTCGCTTGGGTTAACCACCATCGGCTATGGGCGGTGTTTGGAAACTAACGGCATCACTCAAAATGAAGCAGATATGTTATTTACTAATGACATGAATATTGTGGCTGATGAGTTGCGTAAGATATTCACCGATTTTGACAGTTTACGTTATAGCCAGCAAAAGGCATTGATGGATATGTGTTTTAATTTGGGGTCAACACGGTTGCGGCGGTTTAAGAAAATGATAGCCGCTATTGAAGCTGGTGACTTCAATGAAGCGGCTGTTGAGTTGCTTGATAGCAAATACGCAAGGCAGTTGCCAAGACGCGCTGGCGACAATGCTATTCTGATGCGTTTAGTTTAGCCACCAACGCTTTCACCTCATCCCAATGCTCTGGCTTAATCCAGATTTTCTTATGCACTAATCCCATTGCCTTGCGCTTGGCATAAGATGTTTGTTGATGCTTACGGTTATTCTCTGGTGTATTTTTAGCCATTAGAGTTTTCCTTATCTCTTTCGTTTCTGATTCCGTTAAGATACTGAATCTTATTAATCTCATGAGCTTGAATTGCGACTGTTGTACTTTTCTCAAGTTTTCTTAACCAGTAATCTGCATCATCACTGCTTTCAAAGTGATAATAACCGCCCTTAAATTCCATATTGGAAGAAACTGTATGTCCTGTTAAACCAATCGTTTCAACGTATAAGTAAAATGCTTTATTCATGATTTATTCTCCAGTTATGAGGGGCTTTCGCCCCTCTGGTTAGTTTATTTATACCCATTCGATGCATGCCATTGAAAATCATACTGATGATTCCAGAATGGGAACACTTCAACTTTGCAATCGGAAACCGTATCCCAAAAATAATAAGTCTTACCTTTTTCAGTCTGTAACTCACCAACCATAGGGTTTTCTCTTAACCAACCCCTAATCTCTAGGTCGGCGGCGGCTCTTAACTCGTCTAGCGATTTTGCTTTCTTATCAGCGATGAAAGCCAATCTGTTTTCTTCTTCTACTTTCTGGTCTAATCTGCTCATTTTTTTCGCTCCTTTTCGTTAGTGTCAGGTACAGTATACTACTTAGTCCTAAGTAATGCAAGCATAATATTACCTATTTAGGCGGAATTAGGGGTATCCATCTAAATATCTAAGTCTTCAGCTTTTAAATTAATATACCGCGACAGGGCGGCAGATGATTTATGCAAGCTAACCAGTTTTAATTGCTCAGACGATAAACCGCGTTCAGCTAAGATTGAAATACCGTGATGCCGTAAATCATGAAAGCGCAAATCTTTGATGTTGAGGGCATGGCAAGCGCGTGTGAAGTATGTGCCAAGCGTTTTATAATGCAGTTTTGGAAATATGAACTCACTAATCCGTGGTTGTTTGTTGATTATCTTCCGCGCTGACTTTGGCAAGGCGGCTCGCTCAGATAACCCTCTTTGAGTTGGGTGTTTTAGGTTGCGAACCAGAATGGTATTATTATGAATATCATCCCAGCGCAAGCGTGTTATCTCAGACTGCCTACGAGTGGAATAAATTGCAAACCACATAATGTATAGCATATAAGGTGGAAAATGCCGTGAGAGTCGCCACATTTCGTCTGGGGTAGGTCTGCGGTCACGTTCCACAGACTTAGCAACCAATCTGGTGCTTTTTAATACCTTGCGAGCCGAATGAAACAGGGTTAAATCAACAGTTAAAGAATCATCAACCGCTTGCATGGTACTGATGACAGTATGCAACCAAATCAGGTCAAGATTAGCCGTTTGCGGCAAACATTCATCATTTCTACTCCTTATATATAAGACAACATCATTAACGGTGAGCGCATTAACATCTATTTCGGCAATGGATGAACGCGCCAAACGGTTTAAATCACTGAGTTTTGAGCGTCCAGAAATGTTAAAGGTGTTTAAATAGCTGTGGATAACTTTCTTGATTGGGTAAGATGTTGTGCTGTGGTGGACAATGCCATGCTGGATTTCAGCTTGTCGCTTAACTGACCAATCTTTTGCAAGCTGATAACGTAGGAATGAACGCTTTTCACGATGGATAACACGTTTATTTTTAGTGATTTTTAGGGCGGCATCATAGATAATTACGCCATCGGAACGCTTGCGTTTGGTTATATGCGCCATTAATTAAATCAGTCATGGGGAATTTATGGGGAACTGTATGACTAAAATGGCACAAAATAAGGCTAAACAACAGCAATATGCGTAATCAAATAAATCGGAAGGTATGTGTTGCACCGATGCTCGATTGGACGGATAAGCATTGCCAGAGTGCTTAATCAGCACTCATGGGGAATATATGGGGAAGTAGGTTTAAAAATAGCGTATTGAGCGAGTATGGTTTTCTTAACAATATATGCGGTTGCTTGTTTGGTTTCACCTTTGGGGGTGTAGGGAATCAGTTGTGGGGTGTGCTTGATAATTAAGAATTTCAATCGTTCTGTTTTTACCCAATAAATGCCGTCATGTACCACAAACACCCACCAATCTGCTTTCGTTGTGATTAATCCAGAATCTTTGCCACCAAAGCTAATCTCAACACAAACATTGCCAGTTTTTTCAGCTTTAATATCGTATTTAACCTCAATGGCTTGCTTTGTTTCTGGAACGAAAATATCATAATCTTTAAAATAACCGTCAATCATTAATGCTTTCGGATAGCTTGCTTGAATCGTTTTCAGCACCTTTCGCTCTACTTCCTGACCAACCGCTAAATCATCAGCAAATGTCATGCTGGTGCGCCTGTAACCACATTAAGCAAGGGTTTATCCCTGTCTGACTCGCGTGGTAATGATAAATCTGTTTCATCATTCCAGCGCGACACAAGTTCTGAGTCTTTTAAGTGCATTGATTCAGATAAGCCAAAGTGTTCTATAATTCTGCTGTAATCAACCGGGTCATCTTTCCAATATGATGATGACCTGTTCTTCATCTCTACATCGCACGATTTACATGAGTTCCGTAAACCGTCTGGTGTACGCGCATCAAGCGTAAAACTTTTATCTCTTAGTTTAAACTTTCCGCATAATGAGCATTGTTTGCCAGTTTTGACAAGTTGTTGCTCTGCTGTGATTTTCCGACAACTGACGCACCAAGGCGAATAACCATCTGGCGATGATAGTTTGCGGTGGAAGAAAACCACATTTTGAACTTCTTTGCAGTTAGTGCATTTCTTTTCAATTATCAAGATGATGGCTCAGTTAGTTCTGGTGACACAACTTTATCAACAACTTCAGCCATCTTTTCTTCTGCGTCTTTTAACGCCTTGCGATAACCGTTTTTATAACCTCGCGTGTATTCAGCATTGCTTATCTTTTGTAAAAGTTCATAACTTTCTGTTATGTGCTTGTCGTGCATCCTATCTAGCCAATTCGTTATTTTGCTATTCATACTCATCACCTCAATAGTCGATATTCCACATTTTTCACAGTCACCGAAACACAACTCCACAAATGCTTTACATCCGTTACACCAAAATTCTTTTCGCATTAATTCTTTTCGCATTTTGTTCTCCTATTATTAAGTTGAGGGTTTGAGGGTGTCTACCAAACACCCTCGCCCCTAGTTCTGATGACGCACTCTGGCGGAGAGCAAGGCAAGCACCTCAAGAATGCTTGCCGTGATTATTCTTGACTCAAAGCCATCATCCACTGCGGTTATTGAGGAACATAAAACTCGCGCCACTCACAGTAATACGCACACCATGCACCCCTTTCAATAGCATGGATTTTGGGAGGGTTAAAACGGAATGTCATCATCAAATGTTTTTGCAACTGCTGGTTGCTGTTGTGGGGGTTGCTGTTGTTGTGGTTGTCTTGGTTTCGGGTCAAACATCGACACGATAATTGAATCACCACCGCGCTCATCTGGCACACCGGCTGGGTTGAACCATTTATAGAGCAATATAAATTTGCCATTATTTGATTCCATTACTGCGCCAATATTCTGATAACGGTTCTTTTCTTCACCTTGTTGATTGGTGTAACTTCCAGTCTTAACTGTTAAATCATAAAGTTTTGCCATTGTTTTTCCTTTATAGTAAAAATTCAATTTCCACCGATGGCATGGTGGGTTGTGGGTTGGTTTCTTTGTGCCATTTCTTAGGCTTGGTTCTGGTCTGAACCATGTGCCAGAACTTTTGCAACAGTTCTAATTGCAGTTGCCAGTATTCCTCGCTGAACTTGATTCGCCATATTTTTAATTCGTCATGTGTCCAAGCTACTAAGTCACATTCTGGCAATCCTGTAATACCCATTTGACCCATACATTGCGCGATGTAATGCGGTGGTGCTGTGTCATACATTCCGTAAAATGGGCATTTAAATTCAACAAGCCGCAAGTCACCTACACGACCATCAGGAGTACACCCCAGAAAGTCATGCTCTGGATGTTTTATGAACTGCTGATGCTCGCCAGCAAAATCAACAAACACACGCTGGTCAAGTTCGTAGGATTCATGACAGTTCGACTCATTGTCAACGCCATGTTGGGTGGCTTCATTGCCATTGAACGGCTTGCCCTCACCAATTTCATCCCTGTACAGTTCATGGATTGATTTATATTTGCTGATTCCCATAGCTGATGCGAATTTGGACGCTGTTAAACGCCCTTTTCGCTCTGGTGACAGGCTCATGCGTCAACCAATTCTTTTTTGGCTTTAGCGTCTTTTTTTGCTTGTTCCTTAATTTCGATTCTTCTGTTGTGAAAAAGAGGGCGGTGAGCGGTTGCCACTTCATGTTTCACAGAATTGAATAATTCGCCTATTTCATCTTCTGTTTTGGCATCCATTATTTTGCCGATTAATTCTTGGTCATAAACTGGTGTTTTAGTTTTAACCGCATCATTACCGTCATCATCGACACTTGGAACGCCAGCCAATGACTGCAAACCGTAACGTCTGCCATAGGTTATGGCTGAAGCATACCCCTGTACATCATTCTTAGTTGGCGGCAGAATGGTGTTAGATTCAATCCATTGACCGCTTGCATGGATAAGGCGCGTTTTGACTGAGATTTTGCCCTCATCAAATTCCGCACCTTGAACAAAACACAATCCATTGTTAGCAAACGGTTGGCTAACAGCGTTGCACACACTTAATAAATCCGAATATGTGCTTTTCCAGTGTGGGTTTTTGCTGTCCTTTTTAGCACCTTTCATTTCACCTTGCGCCTTACTTAATGCAACGGCTAACTTTTCAATATTTTCGCTAGTAATCATGTCCGCACCTCTTTTCTTAGCTTTAAGAATTGGTTAGTTAATTCCTTTTCTAGCTTTTTAACTGCGGCAATTTCCTCATCAAGCAATGTGCCAAATTCAGGACTGATTGGCGATAGTGCTGTTAAGTCATCATTTAATTGCTCAAGGCTATAAAGGGTAGTACTGGCATTCGCCAGCTTTTCCTCAACTTCTGCTAATTCTTCCGCTAACAATTCCGTTCTATTGGGAATCATGTACGCACCAGCCACCGATAAAATATCCTCTGCATAACTCATGCTGATACCTTTTTAGGCTGTTGCTGTGGGGCTTTCCAATCATTGAATTGGCAACCGCCAAAATCATCAACTGGATATAATCGTGTCTGCATCATGCGTGATTTAGTTATGACTGATTCATAACCGTCATACTCTTTGATATAAAACGGTTCATTTTCTGGCAACCATTCAACAGTTAATTCATCAAACTTACGAACAATCTCATCTGTTTTGTATGATTCACCAATAATTTGATTTATAACGTCTAATCGCACACTAAATGATTCTCTGTCTCCAGTAAGAACAGCCTTGGCAAGACGATGGTCGCATCTCAATACAACCTGGTGGCGTTTCGGTGCTAATTCAGCATACCCACTGCCGTATCCATTTGTTCGTATTATTGGCACAACACACTCATCTATCCGTGTCTCTTTGCGATAATCACCTTTGTTAAATTTACTCATGTTATTTGCTCCGTTTAGAGTGAAACAAGGGCTAAAACAGCCCATGCCGCACCTAGACAAAAGAGGAATGCAACACCAGTTAAAAGTGCTTCAAATAGCGTTTCTTCATTGCGAAGAATCTGTTTTGAGGTGCAGTTTTTATAATCGACCATGTTGCGCTCCGTTGTTTAGGTGTAGTTATATGATACGCAATGTATCCTAAGAATGCAACAAAAAGCTACACAAAGTAGCATTATTGGGGGGGGTAAGTAATTGCTTACAAAGTTTGTTATTTATTGAGAGATTTTATCAAGCCTTGAATCATTGCCTTGTCAGCACCGCTTAACAGCCGTATATCGCGCAGTAACTCAAGTTCTTGCGGCGTTGGTGCATCTGCGTTTGGCTCAGTTAGTTGTGTCACAGGAACGCCCAGAATGCGCGACATAGCACAAATACTTTCGTACCTGGGGATGCGCTTACCTGTTAACCAATGCCCTAACGCGCCGCGCGTAATACCTAGCCTGTCAGCTAATTCTTGCTGGGTGATTTTCCGCTCACGCATGATGCGTTTGGTTTCAGTTATCCATTTGTCATTATTGCCAGTCATCTGGAAAGTGTGGCAGATGACGTATTTCTTCTGGCTACTTTTCGTAGCAAAACAAGTTGCTTTCATGGGATACTTTGCGTATCATACATAGTATGAATAAATTTAATGATTTTGTTAAGACTTGCGGCACTCAACATGAAGCGGCTCGTCTTTTGGGGGTCAGCAGAGGGTTCATTTCGC